GACGGCGGCGGTGGGCAACTGCACGTTGAAACTGACCAGCGGTGGGTCGGCCGGGCAGGTTTTGAGCGTGATGTTCAAGGCGGATGCTGGCGGAACGCGGACCCTGACGTTTTCGAGTTACTTCAAGGTGGCGTCGGCTACCATCGCGCCGACGGCGAACACCGCCATCACGGTTTTTTTCGAGTCGGACGGCAGCAATTTCATTGAGGAAAGCCGGAGCGGGGCGATTACCTATTGAGCAAACCGGCTGACCGCCGGGGTAAGCGCTTGGAGGCTTGACAGGGAGTAAGGGTCGCACTACTTGGGGATTCACTATGGCAAAAACAGGATTTCCGGGGATCGGGGCACCGCAGTCGTTCGAGTCGCATGTCCGGGGGAAGCATCACGATCAGGCTTACGGACATGGGGCCATCCAGCCGGACGCCCAGCCCCAAGGTGGGAGCCAGGCTGAGCACACGGAGGCGCAGCACATGGCGGTGGTGGTGAAGCACACGCCGAAGCGGCACGGGCACAAGATCACGCTGGGGTCGGCGAGATACGGGGTCTGACCATGCCCAAGTCTGCTGAGAGGAAGATCAAGCGACAGGGCGGGGTTAAAAAATACCGCTCGTTCTACAAGGGCGGGAAGCTCTTTCGAGTGGCCGTGACGAAGAAGGCCGGTCCGAGGGGCGGGCATAGCGTGGCTTGGGAAGTGCCCAAGTAAGGACTGCCATGCCCCGCCCCGCCGAGACGACAGCGGCGGAACTGCCGCGTGCAAGGAAGTGCGCGAGCGGCGAGGTGGAACTTTACGGGGCGCTGTGGGACGGAGGGCTGCCGAGGATCGCGGTGGAGTTGAGCTGCTACCGGCTGGGCCGGGGGAAGGACAAGGGCGGGCTGGGGGCGGAGGCGCATTTTCGGAACTCCTTCCATTTGATGTGGCCCAAGTACGAGTGGAACGAGTGGGTGGACTTGATGGTGTGGGCGTGGTGCAACTACAAGTACATCGCCGTGATCGGCCATGAACGTGCATCTAAGACGTACACTTTTGCTCACCTCGCGTACCTCGACTATTGCGCGGACCCGACGAGCACGCTGATCTCGCTGTCCACCGTCACCTTCGAGGGGCTGAAGTTCCGCATGTGGTCGGACCTGTTGACGGCGCACGAGACGGCGAGTTGCAAGTACCCGTTCCTCGTGCGGTCGAGCACGAACGAGATGCGGCTCTTTCCGGCGGAGGCGGCGCACGGGGCGGAGGAGAAGTTCCAGATTCACGGGATGGCGATCAGCCGCACCAAGGACGCGGAGGGTCGCATCCGGGGCGGTCACGCGCCAAGGCGGCGGATCATCTTGGACGAGGCGCAGGACGTGGCGGACACCGTGTATGAGGCTGCCGTCAACCCCATGAGCGCCCCGGACGCCAAGATGGTGCTGCTCTCCAATCCGGTCGAGCGCATCAGCCGCTTTGGCGACGAGTGCGAGCCGAAGGAGGGCTGGGGCAGCGTGAGCGATGGCGACCTCGTGTGGGAGACCCGCAAGGGGGTGTGTTTGCACTTCGACGGGCTGCAATCGCCCAACATCAAGGTGGCGGGCGCGAACTTCACGGGGCTCCTGACCGCCAAGACCGTTGAGGAGGTGAAGCGCGAGCATGGCGAGAACTCCGTCTCGTGGTGGAAGCTCATCCGGGGCTTCTGGCCGCCCGACGGCATGGTGAGCCACATCTTTCCCGCCAGCGTCATCGACAAGATGATGAAGGTTATCGTCTTTGACTTCCCGCCCGTGGCCTGCGCCTCCCTCGACCCCGCGTTCGAGTACGATGAGGCCGTCATGCACCTCGGGGAACTGGGCGGGCGGCGGGGCGGGCAACTGGCCGTCAACGGCACGCGCACCTGCGTCATGCAGTACAATGTCTCCAAGGGCAGCGAGCCCAAGGACTACCAGCTCGCCCACTGGGTCATGCGCGAGTGCCGCGCCGTGAACATGAAGCCGGAGCACTTCATCATGGACACGACGGGCGGCGGGCGGGGCACGTTCGCCATCTTGCAGAAGGAGTGGAGCCCGCTGATTCAGGGGGTGGACTACGCGGGCGCGGCCAGCGAACGGCCCCTGCGCACCGACCAGCCGGGCAAGTGCCACGAGATGTTCCGATGGTTCGTGACGGAGCTGTGGTTCCGGGCGCGGGCGTGCGGCGAGGACGGGATGATCGGGGGCTTGGTCAACCTCGACCGGCGCACGCAGGACGACTTGCACGCGAGGCGGTACGAGGTGGTGGAGGCGACCAAGGGCAGCCTGCGCATGGCCGAGAACAAGAAGGATGTGCGGGCGCGGATTGGCCGGTCGCCGGACTGCGGGGACAGTCTGGTTCAATTCGGCGAACTCCTCATCCGGCTCAAAAGCTGGCCCGGCGCGGGCTCGCTGCCGCCCAAGGCCACCACCTCGCAGCTTTGGTCGCGCCACCGCGAGCGGGCGAAAAAGGCTTGTCAAGTGGAAACTTTGGACGCTATGTACCCCGCGTAAGGCTTTGCACCCATGCCCCGCCTCACCAACTGGAATCAGGAGCCCTTCGGAGGCTGGAAGTACGTCCAGCGCGAAACGCTGGCGACGTTCACGAGCGACAACGGCGATTCGCTGGTGGAGAAGGTGCGCCTGCACCGTGCCTATAAAGGACTCAAGCCCGACGACTACGCGGGCGTGCGCTCGGACGTGGAGGCGCAGCTCTGCCTCGGGCTCGATGAGCGGTACTGCCGCGCCGAGATGGGGGAAAAGTGGCAGCCCTTGAGCATCTTCTTCAATATTTCAGTGGAGCAGGTCATGGACTTCACGAGTGCCATGTTCACGTGGCTGAAGGAGGGCGGCAGCTTCGCGGACAAGAAAGTCGCCGTCGAACGCGCCGCCATCTGCCGCGCTTGCCCCCTGAACCACCGCGCCCACGCCTGCGCCTGCGGTCCCCTCTACGCGATGGTGGACTCGCTTGTCCCCGCCGACCGCCGCGAGCCGGGCCTGCACATCTGCCACGCATGTGGCTGCTCGCTCACGCTCAAGGCGGTCATGCCGCCGGAGATAATTAATTATCAGCAGACCACTAATCCAAAGCGATATCCTGACTACTGTTGGCAGGGAAAGGAATAACATGCAACCCGGATTCCAATTCGCCAATCAGGTGCCTAGTACAACGACCCTTGGGCGATGCTCCATCTGTGGCGGTCGCGTCACCGTCCCGACCGTATGGAGCGCCTCCACGCCGCCCGTCCCGACCTGTGAAATCTGCGGGGCCATCGAGGACAAGGGGGCACCCGGCGAGAAGCCTCTTCCCATCATCCGCATGACGCGCCGCGCCGACAACCCCTACAAACCGAATGGCTAAGCCGAAGGAACTTTACCCCGCCCCGAAACGCAGCCGTCCCGTCGCCGAGTCCAAGGAGCCGTCCCCCAGCGTCGGCACCTTCTCCGACGAGAACCGGCGCATCCGCACGGCGGGCGATGCCCGCAACCTCTACAACCAGCTTTTCCTAGAGAACGACCTTCGCTCGCAAACGCTGGCGCAGGTGCGCAACCAGATTGAGGGGGGCCGTCCCTTCGATCCCTCCAAGCTCCACCAAGCGGGCGAGGACTGGCGAGCCAACGTCAATTTCCGCGACGCCGAGGCGAAGCTCCTGCGCGTCTTCCTGCCCTTCTGGAAGATGGTGCATGAGGTGCCGCGCAAGATCGCCGTCTCCGTGCACGTCGTCTCCAGCGACGCCGAGAAGTGGGGCATCGGCATGGCCGAGGCGTTCGACCTGTTCCTAGACGACTGGGCCGACGACTATTTTCAGCAGTTCATGGGCTTCACCCGCGACTATGTGGAGTTCGGCCCCGGCTACGTCATGTGGCCCGACAAGCAGACCCCGCGCTTCGAGTGGATCAGCGCCTTGCAGGTTTATTTTCCAAGGCGCACGAAGGCCAACGTGGACAAGTGGGAGTTGTGCGCCATCCGGCGCGAGATGACCGCCTCCGATCTGTGGGACAAGATCAAGAGTGACGGCGACCGCAAGGCGAGCAAGGCCGCCGGGTGGAATCATTCCGCCGTGGAGCAGGCCATCGCCCTCTGCGGCGAGGTCGGCAGCCAGCGCGTGCACTTCGACGCCAACTATTATCAGGACATGATCACGGGCAACGACCTCACGATTGCCTCGGTGTGGCCCCCCACCGAGATTGTCGATGTCATCAGCCGGGCCAAGGACGGAAAGATCACCCACCAGATCATCACTGAGCGGGCGGACTGCGAGGACTTCCTTTACGAAGACCAGAACGCCGCCGAGACCTTCCGGCAGAAATTCGGGGCTGTGTTCTACGAGGTGGGCACCAACTGCCTCCTCCACACGATCAAGGGATGGGGCGTCAAGAACTACCACTACATGACGGCCATCAACCGCCACAAGTGCCGCATCCTCGATGCGTCGAGCTTTGCGATGGGCATGAACTTCTCCCGCGCCGAGGAGGCCCCCGACGAGTCACCGCCCGTCGAGCAGTACAGCATGGTCAACGTCTTCCCACCGGGGCTCACTCAGTTCCAGTACTTCCCGCAGGTCCAGCAGGGGAAGGAAATCCTTGAGATGCTTTCCCGGAACGAGGCGGAGAACAACTACGTCTATTCCGAGGTGCAGGAATCCATCGCGCAGACCAAGACCGCCAAGCAGGCGCTCATCCTCGCCAACATCCAGCAGGAGATGACGACCGCGACGGCGAGCATCTATCTGGCGCAGGTCGGGCGCATCTTTGCCGAGGTCGTGCGGCGCTTGCGTTTCAGTCGTTCTGACCCCGACTCGAAGAAATTCTACGAGCGGGCGAAGCGGTTCGGCGTGCCCGAGGAAGTGATGAGCGACAAGGACGTGGAACTCACCGTGAAGACGGGAGCATCGCCTTCGATGGCCTCCCCCGCCGTGCGGGCGCAGATCGCGCAGGACTTGATGCAGACCGTCTATCCCTTGGAGGGCTCGAACAAGCGGGCCATCCTTGAGTTCAAGGTGGCGAACCTCACGGGCGCGGAGGGCGCGAGAAACTTTCTCCTGCCCATCGGCACCAACTCCTCGCCGGATGCCCGTCGCATGGCCAAGCTGGAAAACATGGCCTTCGGGCAGGGGATGCCGATGGACGTGGACCCGAGCGACGCGCACGTGGAACATTCCGAGGAGCACTTGAAGCCGCTGGAGCAACTGGCCATCGCGCTCAAGACCGGCAAGCAGGTCGGACCCGACCACATGATCCTCGCCCAGATGGCGCTGCCGCACGTCGGGGCGCACCTCAACTTCCTCAAGGCCGACGAGACGAAGCGCCAGCAGTACAAGGGGCTCAACGCTGCGTACAAGCAGATTGGGGGCATCGTGCAGGGAGCCATCACGCGGCTCGCCCGCGCCCATGCCTCCGGCGCGTCGAAGGAGGACATCGCCTCGCAGGCGCAGCAGCCCGCCGCATGAAGATACGACGTAAATCCCTGCTTAAGCTCGAACCCTTGGAGCGCGGGCGCCGGCACAACCGCACGCCGCAACTTGGGAAGTACCACCGCCGACATTCTCACCGTCAGTCCCACCGCTACGATTACATGAAGGAACCCGATGCCACGTAAAAAGAAAACCCCGTCCTCCCAGAAACCGCCCGGAATACGGTTGCCACACGACCCGCGTTATGCAGGTGAAGTCAGGTGGATAAATCATCCAACTGACCAATTCCCCCACCCCGTCTTCCAGCCTGATTTTCAGGCGGAACTCACCCCGCAGGAGAAGGCGTTCCTGCGCGAGCAGCTTCGCGGCGGCGTGCTGGGCAAGGCGTTCACCATCTCCGCCCGCAACATGCCGAGCGTGCTGGTGGGCGGCGGGGTGGACGACCACTACCCCAACAGGTGCATCTCTCGCCTAAATCAGCTTCAAGGTTGGGTCATGCACGAGGCGGCGCTGCTGGCCGTCGCCGTCGAGTCGCCCGCACCCAAGCCCGACATCACCGAGGAGTTCCCCGCCGCCGCCACGGTTGACACCGGATGGACTTCTCCCGTAAAGAACGATTCCATTCGCGCCAAGTACACCCGCAAGCCAAAGGAGTAATCCACCATGCCTGAAGTCATCACAGCCCCCGCAGTCACGGCGGCACCCCCGCCGCCCGCCAATCCCATGAACCTCCCGCCCGGAGTCAAGCAGCCGAGCGGCGAATTTGGGGCCAAGAACTTCTTCCCCAGTCGGGCACCGGATGGCAGCGCCATCGTTCCGCCGGCCAATGGGGACAATACCCCACCTCCTCCGCCCGCATCTCCGACCTCCACGCTGTCTGAAAAGATGGCCGACGCGGCAGGTCTTCGCAAGCTGGAGGAGAAGAAGATTGAGGCTCCTCCGCCAGCCAAGCCCGCAGGCGATCAGCCACCCCCCGCAGTGGACGCCGATGCCTTTGACTTCGAGAAGGTCGAGCTACCGCCGAAGGTTTCCGAGAAGTCCTCCGAGGCGTTCAAGCTCGTCAAGGCGCAGGCGAAGGCGCACATCGCCAAACTGCGCAGCGAGCAGGAGTCTGCGTCGAAGCGCGTCGAGGCGCTGGAGACGCAACTCAAGACCGCGCCCGTCGGCACCATGACGAACGCCGAGGTGGAGAAGATGAAGTCCGACCTCAAGGCCATGTCTGAGCGCGTGCTGCTCACCGACCTCCAGAGCCATCCCGATTTCCAGCGGCAGTTCACGCAGCCGAAGGCGCAGGCGATCACCGCTGCCGCCGAAATCCTCACCTCCCAGAAGGTCGAGGGGGTTGACTTGCAAAAGCTCCTTGCGCTGCCCCGCGCCGAGTTCGCCAAGCAGGTGAGCGAGGTTGCGGCCAAACTGCCGAGTTTTGACGCCACGGAGTTCTCCGCGCAGATGAGGCAGGCGTACACGCTCACGCAATCGGAGTCTCAGGCGCTCACCAAGTCCCACGATACCTATGCCGCCATCCAGAAGAACCAGACGGAGCAAGGCGTCGCCGCCTTCAACCGCGCAATGGAAAAGGTGGGCGGTGAAGTCACCAAACTTCTTGTGAAGGTCACGCCGCCCACGGGGGCCACGGCAGAACTCGTGGAGCAGATCAATGCCTACAACGCCGACATCGACGCCTTGCAGGGCAAGGCCCGCAAGCTCGCGCTGGAGCCGTCGTCACCCGACGAGGTGGCCGTTTCCGCCATCAAGGCCGCCGCGTATGATTTCCACATCAAGCAGGCGCTTCCCAAAATCCTTGGCGAGTACCAGAACTTGCAGCGGGCCTACGCTGAGAAGGTGGCCGAGTTGGAGGCCGTGAAGGGCAAGAACCCAAACAACATGGGTTTCATGCCGCCCGCGCCTGCCGCCGCCGTGCAGCAAAAGGAACTGGAGAATATCCCGCAGGACGAGCGCATCGGATTCCTCGCGAAAAAATTCTATCCTCGCCGTGCCTGACAATTGGACTCCAGTGCTTTATGAGACCTGTATCAGTGGAATAAATTCCTCTGTCACGCCGGAACTGTTGCCCGCCAACCAGCTTGCATGGATGATGAACGGGCAGGTGCGCGAGGGCAAGCCCGTCACGAGACCGCCCCTCACCCTCCAACTTGTGCTGCCCTCTGGTCTCGTGCAGGGGGCGGACTTCTTCTCGATTCAGGACGGGATGCTGGTCCTCCAGATTGCGGGCAACCTCTGGCGCATCCGCGTGGGCAATCAGTCGTTTGCCTCCGAGCAAATCAACCTTGGCTTTCCCAACTCGGCCCTCATCCCGCAGGCGTACATGTGCGAGACGGATCAGAGTTTTCTGATACAGGATGGGCAGTCAGACGCCATCATCTACGACGGCTCCAGCACGCGACGCAGCGACGTGCAAAACAATGAGGTTCCACGTGGAACACTCATGGCCTACGGGGATGGGCGGCTCGCGGTGGCGACGGGCATCAACACCCTCACCATCGGCAACATCAAGAAAGACGCCTACCAATCGGAGTTGCAGTTTACCGAAACATTGGCTGCGCAAGGATTGGGGCAGGGCGGCGGCTCCTTCTATTTCTCGCAGGGAATGACGGCACTGGGCTTCCTGCCTATCACCGGCACGGCGGATATGGGTTCGCTCATGGTCTTCTCCCGTAACGGGGCCAAGGCCATACGTCTTGACATCACCGACCGCTCCTCGTGGGCGCAGATTCCGGGCTTCGTCTCCACGGTGCTCCGTGACACAGGCGCGATTTCGCAGTGGTCCTTGGCGCAGGTGAATCAGGACATGTACTGGCGCGACGGCTACGGGGACATCCGCTCCATCTCCAGCTCCGTCAACACGGAGCTTTCCGGCGGCAACACGCCGCTCTCGCGCGAGATGGCCCGCATCACGGACTATGAGACGGTGCGGCTCCTCGACCACTCCAGCGCCATCCATTTCGACAACCGCTTCCTCTGCACCGCCTCGCCGTTCCTCGACCTGAACCACGGTGTTTCTTTCCTCGACCTGATCTCGCTGGACTTTGCGGCGCTTGCCAATCTCCAAGGCGAGTCCCCGCCCGCCTACGACGGTTCGTGGACGGGACTCCAGTTCGTCAAGCTCGTCAAGGGAGTCTTTGGCGGCAATGAGCGGGCGTTCGTCATCTCCAGCGACCCCGACGGGCAGAACCGCCTCTGGGAAATCAACCCGTCCTCGACCGCCGAGATTGCCGACCGGACCACGGCCTGCGACACGACGCCCGCCTACAGCCCCATTTCCTGCTACGCCGATTACGCCCGCACCAACTTCGGCCTGCCCCAGAAGCGCAAGCGGCTGGAACGCTGCGACGTGTACCTTGCCGACATCGACGGTCAGGTGGACCTCACGGTCTCGTGGCGGCCCGACGCCTCCGCCCAGTGGTATCAGTGGGACACGGCGACGGTGTGCGCCACGACCACCGATCCGTCCACCGCCACTCCGCATGTCTTTGAGCTGCTCACCCGCCAGCAGCGCCCGCAGGTGAAGACCTTCACCATGCCCGACAACTTGGACACGACCATCGGTTTCTCTGCCTCAGTGGGGTTCTATTTCCAAGTGCGCATCGCGTGGGTGGGTCATGCCCGCATTGACCGCGTGGTTCTGTACGGTAACCCCAACATGGAGGATACTCCGCTGGCCGAGCGCGACGTGGTGAGCGCGGTCTGCGTGGCGCAGAATATTGCATGAGCCATGCCCGACCCGACCTATACGATTCCGGTTTGCCTCTACTGCGATGCGCCTGCCTTCACGACGCAGCCCGCGAGCCAGATTGCCGACTATGATGGCAATGCGACCTTCACGGTCGTAGTGGCGGGGGCGGCGACCATCCTGCTCCAGTGGGAGGTTTCCACCGACGGCGGCTTGACGTGGACAGCCTTGGCGGACGGTGCGATTTATGGCGGGGTAAATTCCACGGCGCTGACCCTCAATAGTGTGCCGCTCGCCTATGACGGGTATCTCTACCGCATCATCGGCTCCAATGGCTGCGGCACCACGACCAGCACGGCGGCTCTGCTGACCTCCTCGGTGACGGGGCACACGTGGATCGGTCCCTTCCAATGGTGGGGATTCAAGCCGTGGGATAGCAGTATTGGCGGGGGAAAATCCCCCCATCCGCTCGGCCCCGGCTATCCCACCGTCACACAGGTTTACAACTACTACCTGCTGGACACCGGCAGCGGCTTTTCCATGCGGCAGGATTTTCCGGGAAGCAACTACACCGACACGCGCATGGGTTACATCGACGCCGTGGCCTTGGGCGGGGCGCTTGTCGTCAACGAGGTTACGGGGGTCATCACGGGCGGGTTCGGGGCCACTTGGGAATACTCCGGCAACACGTGCCAGGGGGCGAGCTTCCGGGGCAGCTACGGAGGGTACACGGGCGATTCCTACGTGGATATTTCCTCGGGGACGTTTGCCAATCTTCTGCCGTTCTTCACCGCCGTCATCAATGAAGGCACCACAAAGTCCTATGTCAATGGGGACTACCCGCCTCCGCCCGGCATCCTCATCACCTACTGCGGCAATCCCACGTGGGGCAATCCCGGTGATGTGGCGAAGGAGGAATTGTCCAACCAGATGACCGTGGAGCAGGCCGCCTTCGCGGGCGGCGGGTCGGAGATCGCCTTCACCCGCGACACCTCCGTCACCGCGTACAATGCCACCACCGGGGCCATGACGGGGCGGGCGAGCGTGATTGATGTCATCCGCACGCGCCTCTCCACGATGGGATGGTTCTTCGTCACCTATACCTATGCGGCGGTGCCCAACGGGGGTGGGGCGGCCATCGTCTTCACCGAGGAGGACGCCTTCAACGTGGGCATCGGCCATCCCCTCAGCACGACCAAGGTGCTGCCGATGCTGCCGGGCTACACCGTCCATGTCACGGACATCAACGTGCAGGACATCGGCGTGTTCATGGACGATGCGGAACAGCTTGACGAGGATTCGTACTTCGGGGTGAACCCCAAGAATTACTACACGACGGCTGACTGGCCGCAGGTTCCCTCCTTCCAGATGGACGGTCCGAGCGAGAACTGGGACGATGGGGAGGACTATACGGACGGACTTGTCCAGTTGACCACGGGCGGCGACGGGTGGATGCAGTCGGGCAGCTCGGACATTGATGTTGGCATCCTGACCATCTTCGACATTCCGGGCGAGTTCTGGGAGGACGCGGAATCCTATCCCGACGGGGCACTCGACTACGAGTCGAACGGAGAGGGCTGGCTTGGCATCGGTACTTTCTCCGTCGCCGATTACCGCATCAGCATGGACGACGCCGAGACCTACGCGGATGGGACGGTCACGACCACGGATGGTTATGGCACCGACTGGGCGGAAGTGGGAACATTCCAAGTCAACGACTATGCGCCGTTCGATGACGATGGCGAGTCCTACGCAGATGGAGCCTTGACAGTTACGAACGGCGGGGATAACTGGCTGCAAGACGGGAGTTTTCAGGTGGATTGACCGAAATTGAAGCATGGCGACTAAATTCATAGTCAATGGCAAGGCGCAGGTGGCCCAAGCCTCGCACGAGCGGGAGAAGCGCAAGACCAACGTGGGCAGCGCATGGAACGAGGTGCTCATCGGCTTCATCGGCCGCCCGGTGCCGGTCGGGAACGACAACGCGGAGATGGTGGCGGAAACCGTCAGCTTCGCCAGCTACATCGACTGGTTCACGTTCGGGGGCATCAACAACGTCCTCACGATTCCGGGGCAGGCGGGCACGAACTTTGTCGGCATTTGCAGCGCCCCCGCCGGGGCCGTCTCCACTATTGTCAATTCCGGCGGCGTGGACTACGTGCAGGACGGCAGCAATGCGTTTTCCTATGTGTCCATGCAGGGCACCACCATCTTGACGGAAAGCGCCGGCACGGCCAAGCGGTTCGCCATGCCGCTCTACAACGCCGACGGGCGCAGTGGCAGCTACCTGTTGAAGCTCACCGTCCAGAATCCCGGAGCCGCCAACCAGACCATCACGGTCGCCTCCGCCTCCACCGGCACGGCGCAGACCCCGACGGCGGCCAATGCCAAGGTCACGCTGCGCACGCTGCTGACCTCCGCCACCTATCTCAACGCCCATGCGCTCACGTGGAACGCCGCCGGTGCGGCGCTGCCCCTGCCCGATACGTGGTTCCTGCGGGCACCCTTCCTCAACAACCGCATCCGCTGGTGCGTCAAAGGCGGACTAATAATTTCCTGAACGGAGAAACCTAATCCCATGGGTCTAAATCTTACACTTGAGGCATTGACGGTTCCAATTGGAGCCCCATTCCCCGGAACGATGCAGACGTTTCTGAACTACATCGTTCAATATCTTTCCATTGATGGACAGGCAAGTTTCAACGGAGTCAATTATGGCCCGACGACTCCCGCCACGGCGGACCAAGACAAGCCGTGGTTCAAGACGGATGGCAGCTACAACCCGCTCGGCTGGTACGGGTGGAACGGCTCGGCGTGGACGCCGATTCCGATGATCGCTCCTTCGGGTGGCACCGCTACACGCCCGGCCAGTCCCATTGCTGAACAGCTTTATTTCGACACCGACATCAACTGCCTGCTCATCTACGAGCGCAGCGCGTGGCGCACGGCGAGTGGTTCGCCGGGCGACGTGAAGATGGTCAAGGCGGCGACGATTGCGGCGGCCCTGACGCAAAACCCGGGATGGATACAAGACCCGGATTCGCTGGGGCGCGTCATCGGCGCGGCGGGCAGCGGGGCGGGGCTCACGGCGCGAAGCTACCTTGGCACCGCCGGGCAGGAAACCATCACGCTCGCCAAGGAGAACATGCCGACGGACGCGGTGCCGCTCAAGACGGGGTGGGATGTTTTTCCGGGGCAGTTCCAGAATGGCTCCCAAGCGGCGGGAGTCTATCCCATCACGACGGGCCTTGGCACCACGAACAGCACGGGGGCGTATGGCAGTGCCACGCCGATTTCCACGATGGGGCCGGTGGTTTTTTACTGGGCATTGCTCAAGAGCTAACAACAATTTCATATGCCTCTTAATTATGCCGGAGCAGCGGGTGGTGCCATTTCAGGGGCAGCGGCAGGGTCTGCTGTACCCGTTATAGGAACTGCCT